TGCCCGTTCTTTGTATCTTGATTCAAACTGATCCATGTATGCCATTCTAAGTTCCCGCCTTTGGTTTTCTATGAAGTCCTAAGACTTTTGCTTGCAACAACGTCCTACGCACACGATACGGTTGATCTTTCTCATTGTTCGTAAATTTTAAACTTGAATGAGCATCGTAACCACTCAAGTCTATATCTTTTGAAACCATCCTAAGTGTCCCTACGGTATCCGTATTTAAAACAAAAGGAAAAGAACCTCCACCTCCAGTAGTAGATATCTTCCCTGAACTACCAGAGATTCCTTGAGAATCTTGATCTATCGTTAGTTCATAATCTCCTAACCCGTCGTAATACGTCCTTGCATAAAGCCAACGTAAATCAATCGACCCCCCAAATGCTGCAGGTGCTCCAGTTTCAAAATTACTGTTATAAGCAACAGACTCATGGTTATAAGTATTTACAGGTTGATGGTCTAATAATTTACCACCAAAAGTCCCCGCATGAGGTTTATCAGAAACTAATGCCGAACAATTTCTTTCAAACGTCGTAGTCGCTCCCGTTAAAGGACCATACCAAGCAAACCTAACTTCTCCCGTATTCTCATCTTGATATCTATTCTTCAACGACATAATCATAACGTGGTTCATGTTTGTAGCACTATAACTATTTGTCGAATCGTTATAAGGTAGCCAAAACCATACCTCGTTTTGATCCGCAAAGTAAACTGCGTGAGATTGATGAAGTCTACTTTTGTTTATTTTATCCCAATAAACGTCTAACGCATAAGAAACTTTTTCAATAACTTCTCCACCAGACCACATATATATTCCGTCGTCCATTGGAAATACTTGAGCATTCATTCCTGGAATAGTTACTATTGCTCGACCAGAAATACTTCCACCATGTTGTGGGTTGCGTGGGTCAGTAGATGTTTTTTGTTGTTGTTGATATGGTATCGTTGCGTTTCCTGTAGGAATCAAAACGCTTATAAAATCTTCCGTATGAACAACTAAAGAATTTTGAACAGTTTGTATTCCCGTAACTGGCGAACCGAAATTAAAAAAACTTGAAGCTCCCCAAGTTTCAGGATCACCTATATCAGAATACCAAACACGATCTTTGTTCGAGTTTGTCGAACCCATCCAAACTCTGTTGTCAAAAAATGCAGTATGTTCGGCTGTTGTGAAACGACTATCGACATCTAATGCACCACAATCGCTTGAACCTCCAACCCACTTGATTGGACCATTTACCCCGTTTGTTAATACCAACGTATTAAACGCTCTGCACCATTCAAATGTATTGTCGTTACCCGCTGTAATGGTAACACCCGACGAAGGCATAATCTCAGACCAACCCGAGTTGTAACGATACATTGTATCGCCCGCAACAATAAACACCTGCTCAGATCCCCCAGGAACCCGAAACTCTCCGCAAGCAGTTAACGTCGGAGTTCCGCTAATAGCAGATTGACTTCCATAGCTTGCAGTTCCCAACGCTCGTTCAATCGCTGCAGATTGTGTTAGTCGAGTATTCTCCATTCCGTGTAGGCCATTTACAGGGACATCTTCAGCAGGGACATCGTATCTTACCCCCATGTTCCACGGACCATATTGAACAGTTTGAGCTTGTATAGGCATTAGCCAACCTCAACAACTAACGACGTATCAGTTCTTACAGTAAAGTCTGTGTCGTCGTCCGAAGAAAGATATCTGCGATTACCTTGTTGCAATAAGTTTTGACGTTTCATTAAAACAATAGCACGTTCAAGTTCGTTCGCTTCTCGTTGTGCTCCTTGTTCGTCACCTTTTTCTTGTAGAAATAATTTAGTCGCCCCGTAGACTAACGCACTTTCTCCAGTTTGTGGTATGCCCAACTTCATAAACGAATCGCTATCATTAGCCTCTGCCCAAGTCGATATTGCTACTTGATAACGAACTCTAATAATTACATTGGTTGTATCTGGAGAATAGTAAAGTGCAACGACGGGATAGCCTGTAGTCTCGTCAACTCCACCGATCAACGCTTTATAAACGTTTCCCGTTAAAGACCTATCCTCGTCAAGTAAATCATATTTATCAGGACCAACAATAGAAATTGGTTGTTCGTTTGTCTCGTCCATAAAAGACCAAAACGCACCAACGTATCCATCTATTGGTGTATAAACGCGAGTATTCGCAGAAGATTTATAAGTAGCAGTAGCAGAGCTTGAACCTCCAGATATTGATTCGTCTGCGGTAAAGTCTCCGCTCTCGCTGTAAACATAAAGCAATAAGTTTGTAGCGTCATAAGAATCTACAACCGCAGTCTTACCTGAAGGAAAACCTGTAATTGTTTCTCCCACTGTAAACGTTCCACTTACACTTGCAACAGTAAACGTTTTAGTTGTGCGAAAAGTCGTAGTTTTATTTAGCCACCACCATTTCAGATAGCTTGCGATCTCAACCGCAGTAATATTTAGATATTGTCTTGCCCTGTTTTTAAAATCAGTATTTGCTTGGTCAAGACCAACTCTACTTAATGTTAAATCAATTCCTTCACTTAGTAACATTCATGTTATTACCTATCAGGTTATGTTAGACCACGAACCGTTTTCTCGTACTTGAACCTTGTTATCGGTTGTATTGTATATGATCCAACCATTTGTTGGAGTCAAAGCGTCACGTTGCGTTGTAGTCATCTGAGGAGCACTTAAAACTGTTCCCGCTTCTACTACGTCAAATTGTGCAATCGAACCAAACGACGTTGCACTTTTTTGATTGCCCCCAACAACAGGACTACGACTGTTCATTAGTGAACCGCTCCAACATCGTCACGCAAGGTTTGATCAGCAGCAATATCGAACCTAATATTGCCGTCCATTGAAGTACCGTTTTTGTGATGATCCAACCACGTTTTGTATTCTTCCGTCTTCTGAGGAGTCCCATCTTCATTTTTTACCGCTTTATCTTTTAAGTAAGTAGTACCACCGTTTTCCGAATAATACATTGGCAACCAACTTGGCGGTGACGGTTCAAATCCTGGAGGGTGCTCTACCTCAACTCCACCGTAAACTCGTAACGCTTCTTCTCCACGATAGTTTCTTTTGTAAGTTCCATCTGGGACACCCTTACCTGCTTCAACTCCTAAAACTTCTTTTGCATTAGGTGCTGTAGAAAGTAATTCAACAAGACGCTTTTTTGCATCAGGATCGTCCTTAGCTTCACTAAGGATCTGCTCAAGTAAAGAAGGTTTTGCTTCTGCTTCAACAGCTTCCCGAACATCTATTAAAGGTTCCAAGTCGCTTACCTCTTCAGCATTAGCTTCTTCAACAATTTTCAAAGCATCTGCGTCTGGGTCAATTTTTTTTGCTCCGATTGCTTGACCCATTGCGTCGAATCCGTTTTCATAATCAAGCTCTTGCTCTTGCTTCTTTTTTGTTTGGCGTTTTGCCATAACATTATCCTTCAGTTAATGATGCAGGTGAGGACACGAATGCCCTCACCCCATCAAGTTAATTAAACATCAACTACATACGGACGAGCAAGACTGACCAAAGCCAATCCTGAGCTTGGCGTGTCTAATGCACTTACCGTACTCATGCCGAATATAAGATCACCACTAACTACAGCATCATCAATACTACCTGCTGTAGATGTTAGATAAACGGCTTTATTGTCGGCAAGACTTGCCAACCCTTTTGCAACACCGTTACCAGTAATCTGATACCAACCAAACTGATTGGCAACGTTTATACTCATTGAACAACCAAGCTGACCAATATCGTTAGCAGTACCCAACGAAGTTGTCCAACCGTTTGTATCAATCAATGCAACACTACCGACCACTGTAGATGCGACACCTTTAGCGTAAATAAATTCACCTACACCATAACCAGTGCTTGAATCTATGTCGTTTCCTTGCACAACCAATCCTAAAGGAAACTTTTGCGTGGTAGAAGTTTCGTCAATGTTCTGACCTCCACCGTAAGCTCCTATGATTTCCCAATTTGCCATTCAGCTAATCTCCTATATACCTGTTAGGTTAGTGTGAACACCGAGCCTACGTCGGTTATTTGTGATTTGCTGAACCCCCGCTACCATGTAACTGAGCTGCCCCAATTGCCCGTTCGATTGAAGTGATACAAACGGAGTCTTCTTAAAGTTTGCGTTTTTCATAACACGCAACTGGTGCGAACGTTTATCTACAAAGTAAGCCTTACCAGAAGAGACATCGTTGTCAGCAATAATCTCTGCTCCCATAAATCCTGGGAACTCTTGACCATTAAGCCCGTTAAGTTTTGTGCCGTTCAACTCTACGTAACCTTGAGAAGTTAACGCAGTGCGATAAGCACCCGCAATAGAATACGTTGTAATAATAGCATCAGTACGACCGCCCTGCTTACGAACACTATCCATAACAGTATTAAATTCTTCAACACCGTCAAAAATATTAGTAGTCGTTTGGGCTAAAAAGGTTTTAGTCGTTGTGTCAGACTGATTCTGCCAGAAGGTTGACGTTCCTGAGTTAATACCGCCAACAGTACCCGTTCCCGCATCAGCTATAAGATCTTGAAGACCGAGCATCTTTTTACCCGACTGAGAACCGCAAGCATCTTCGTTGATCGTCTTGAGCAACGAGTTCATCGCATTGTCACCCAAAGCAGAGAGCAACGAGAATATCTGTTCTGCTCCACTGTTTTCCCAATCTTCCGTGTCTGACAAAACTATAGGAATCGCGTAATATCTCCGCTTATAGAATGCCGACTCAAAAGGATCACGAGGTGATTTTGAGAGTGGATCGTATTTATCAAATGCTTCTGCCGTTCCTGAACTACTTTCTAAGATGACTTGAATTTCTTTACCGCCTCCGTCTACCATCTGCATACCACGTTTGCGTAGTGCATTGATGACGTTGTACGGCTCAAAAATATTGTCAATAACTTTTGGGTCTATCGTGCGACGAGTCGAACTCCACCGCGAATCCCAGACCTCACTTGTGGTTTGAGCCATTCTAATTCTCCGAAAAAAGTTTCTCTATCAAATAGTCGAAGCGATTTCCGCAATAGCTTGTGATTGACTTATCGGACCGCCTGAAGAATCTCTAATAGCAGAAGTGCTCCCACGATTAGAAGCTCCCGCCTTTGCTACATTTCTTTGAGTGCGTTGATTGTCACGAGCTTGTTGTGCTTGTTGTGCAGGTTTCCCCGTCCAACGTCCTACCAACTCCGACAGTGTAAAATTTTTACCCGTATCTGGATTTACCGTTGAAAGCAAAGTCCTGTTGTTGGTAATGAACTGCAAAGTTAATTCATCTTTTAGTGATTCTTCACCAAATAAACCTTTGGCTTCTTCAATCTGATCTTTTAACTCTGACTCTCGTGATGATCGTTGTTGCTCTGCCATGTTAGCAAACAACTGACGATCTTGTTGGTAGTTGTTCAACCCCATCTTTTCCATCGTAGATGCAAGTCTATCTTCTACCATCTTATCAACATACTCAATACCTGCAGCTTGTTCCATCAACGCACGTTGCTGTTCAGGGTCGTTAACTTGCATCGCCCGTTGTCGCAACGTTTCAGCATCTCCCAAATCCGCTCCCTGTTGAGGTTGCGTCGGTTGTTGCTGTTGCTGATAGTTTCTACGATCTTCTTCAAACTGTCTACGTTCAGCCAAAAACGCTTCGTTCTTCTGTTGGAAGTAACGATCAGCTTCGCGTCTACCTTTTTCAAACTCTGATAGATCATTGTTTGATTGATTACCGCTATCATTAGCGGGTTGTTGCGTTTGCGTTCCTCCATCGGTCTGCTCCGACGCTCCAACAGGGTCCGAGTCCGTATCCGTCTCAAGCATCCCCAGACCCATTTCAGGCATATCTTGAAATGAGTTGTCTGTAGATCCGTCTGACGAACCAGATGATTCGGTCTGCCCTGAATCAGCAGTGAAGTCCGTGGCGATTTCGCTCATACTATCTCCTTCATGTTATTTCTTCCGCACCATACGGAAAAAGTTACATACTGTTATTATAATACGTTTACAAATTAAAATCCATACCCATCTTCAACATTTCTATTTAAATCACCCGAAGCACCCCTATCAACCCTATCCCACTCAACCTTATCCATAATCTCATCTAAGCTATTGGCACTCAAAACTCCGCTCGTATCAACAGCGTCTTTTTGTTTTTCTAACTTTTGTTTTGTTTCGTAAGTCTCAGCTTCGACTTGTTCTTTTGTTGTTTTGTTTCCTTCTTCCAAGCCTAACGCTTTTAGTTTTACTTTTTTATCGGTTGCGTTTTCGTAAAACATTCCCGTCTGCGGGTCTGCAACAACTTTGTTGTGTCCCTGCGTAGACATCAACCGATTGAAATCTCCCATCGAACCAAAATGAATCTCACTCTTGCATTTACATTTTGGACAACGTTTGGTTTTTTTAGCTCCTCCGTTATGAGAAGAAAAATATACGTCTTTCTCTACATGTCCAGAGGTGCATACATAGTTGTGTAGTGGCATTATTCAGTTTCTCCTTCTGGAGTATTTAGCGAAGCTGCACCAAGCATTAGGAATGCTAAAGGAATATTACTTCCGTCAATTATAGGATTTTGTTTTGCAAAATCAAGAATCCCTTGCAACCAACGCTCGTCAAAAGGTTGGCTATAACTTTTCCCAAATGCTGCTGTAAATCTTTGCTCTGCAAAGTTTTTTGGCACTTCATGTTCAGGAATTTTCTCTCCTGTTTCTTTGTCAGTTTTTGCTTTAACAATAGATTTTTGGTGACGAGTTTGTTCTGCAATGTCAGGATACATTACATGAAACGGAATATCGGCTCTTTCTAATCTTCCAAAATCTTTTCCAGGAATCCCGTAAGCGTAAGAAGGATGTGGAGAAGCAGGGAGTTTCTTAGGATCGACGGTTGGATCAAATTCAAAAAGAGAATAACCCGAAGACCCTGTTCTTAATTTTTCAAGTTCATCTACATTTACTGCTTTTAAAACATCTTTATAATTTGGAAAACCTAATGGTCCCCAGAGTTGAACTTTTGACATTGTTTCAACTACTGATTTCCTCAAAGCACCAGACCCTTCTCTTGGGAACTCATTCAACCCTAATAATTGGTCAAAATATCTTGGGTCATTTAATCCGACAAATGGAACTACTTCTTCTTCCAAAATAGGATCTCTACCTTCTTTTTCTGCTTGCTTTAATTCTGTTTCATTATCTTCTCTAATTTTTTTATTTTTTTTGTTAATCTCTTTGTTAACAACCTCATCAAATTTACTTAAATCAGATTTTGGAATTTTTATTTGATCTAATTGATTAACCATAGCTTGGACAACAGGGACACTAAAATTTGACGCATCTTGACCCATCAACACATGGACACCTAAAACAGGACGACCTGTTGCCTCGTGAACTGATACTATCTTATCTTGAAATCTTTGAGCAATAGGATTCATAGAAGCCCATCCTTGTTCGCCAGTTTCAACGTTTTTCCCCATATGAAAAGAATAAAGACCTCCTCCACCTAATGGCGTATCAGTCTTAGCATCGGCAATAGCATCTAAAATAAGACCGCTATCCATTCTATCGCCCACCGTCATAACACCTTCATACCCTAACAAATCTTCGTAAGGTCTTACTATTCGTTCGCTGGGATCACGCATTCCTGGTATACGGCTATAAGATGCAACTGCTCGTTCACCTGGAGGTAGGTTCCCTCTAAGTTTTTCTCTTCTTCTTGCAGCGGGAGTATCAGTGTAAACTTTGGTATCTCCAGTTACTGTTATTAGTTTTGATCTTTCAGGATGTTTTAGTGAGTCGTAATGTTTCCTCATTTCTATTGCAAACTCATTATCGTAACCATATTTTTGTACGTATTCAGCAAATTTCACTTCTCTTAATCGAAATAATTCTTTTTCTACGTCGCTGTTTGGTATCCCGTTTGTACTTCCACGAACTCCTTTTATTAAATCAATGTCTGCATTTATCTTTTTAATTTCATTTAAATCTACAGGTTGTTGTTTTAATTGTTCTACAGTTAAAGAAGCCCTACCTATTGTGTTTCTTATTTCTTCTGGTTTCTTTTTTGTAACTAAAACATGAGAAGTGTTAATGCCAGATTTCGCAGGTCTTTCAACATCAAATCCATCCCCAAGTATTTCCTTTATGTAGCTTTCAAGCTCAAATTGATCAAATCCTTTTTGGAATGTTCCAGTGCCTGTAAAAACAGAACCCTCTTCTGATCCTTGTTTTTGGCCAGGTCTAACTTTACCATGTTTATCTAAAACATCGTTTTTACTTTTTCTTGTAGTAATTAACACTTGTCCGTTTGGTGCTACTATTCTTCCTATTTCCTGAACAGCTTGATCTCTTGCTTCTTTTGGTAAAACATTTAAAACATTTAAGTTTGTTATTCTTGAAAAAGATCCGCTTGCTATTTCAGACGGATCTAAAAAGTCAGGTTTAAAACCTTTTTTAGGAAAAGGTTCAAACGTTTTATAGCCTAAAGATTGAGACTTTCCTAAACCTGCTCCATAATCTAAAGTTTCGCCTGTTGGATTTTTTCTATTTAAAACAGCATCAGCATTTTCATATGTTGGAAACGTATTGCCTCTTTGAGTTAGCTGACTTGTTTCGTCAGCGTCCTTTAAAGTTTTCTTTAATCCTCTTTTAATAGGAGCCATAGCTACAGAACCAAGACCCGTAACATCACCTGCCGTTAAACTTTCACCAAACTTCCAAAGAGCTTTTTGTGCTTCTTCTAAATTTTCTGGAGCGTTTTTTGCAATCCAAGAAACCGTATCTGAAACTAATTGACCTGTTCCTTGTGGAGTTTTTGTGGCTTGCATAACTGTATTTGCTAATCTTGCTCCTTGCAAACCAATAGTCTTAGCAAGATCGGTTGCTTGTTCTTCTGTAAGCAACATCATTGTTCCTAACGTCTCTAACGACATTCCAGGAAGATTATATGTTGCTAAGTCTTGTAGCCGAGAATCTCCACTTGGCAACTGACCTGTGTTTCCTCTAATATTTACATCGGTAAATTCAGGAGAAGCGTCTCTTCTTCTTTTGTATTCTCCTGTAAGACCTCGACCTGCATCTAACGCTTGTTGACCAATACGTTTTTTTCTGTCGTCAGCAAAACCTAAAGCATCAGTTAATCCCGTTCCCAAACCTTCTGCAAAATAACTACCTGCTCCTCTTTTTCGTATTGCGTCTAATAGTTTAGCTTCGGTTGTTGACGAAGGATTCTCACGGAGATTCATTCAGCCTACATCCCTTCCGTTTGATTTTGTATTGAATCAGCAGTCCGTTGTGCATTACTCTGAACTTGCGAAATCAAATCAGGTTGAGTCTGCGACACTTGAACCGCCTCCGCTCCACCGCCAAGAGTCGTCTCGCCTTGTTGCTCTTGCTCCATTGCTTGCTGATGTTGCATAACATGCTGACCCATAGCTTGGTCAATCGTTTGTATCTGTTGTCCCGCTTGAGGGTTTGCAGGGTTCCCAACCATATCAACCGCTTGTGCTTGTTGCATCAACTGAATGTATTGAGGGTGCTCACGATACATGTTGTGAACTTCCATATGTGCAGTGTGATCTTGTTGTGGCAAGACTTCTATTCCTTGTCCAACCATCACCCGATCATTTTCATATTGGGCTGCCCGTTGAGCTTCGACATTATCTTGGTCAACCAAAACCTTATCGACATCTTGTATTCCGTTCGCCTCTGCAGCGAGTTTGTCGATTTCCATTTGATCGTAGTTAGGACGATTAGAAGCCCAACCAACAAACGCCATAGTTCTGTCACGTTCCAATTGTGCATAGAGTGGTTGTGTTGATCCGACCTTTGTCTCAATTCGATAATTGTATAAGAAGTCACTTGTCGTCAAAGCACGAACCACTCGTTGATCTCCTTCAGGTGAAATATTTTCTACAAAGTTTTCTGGAGTGTATCTTGGGTCGCCCATTATTTGAAAAGCATTCCTCACAATGTTTTCGTAGAACTCATTTACAGCAGCTTCCATCCAGTTCCCGTTAATCTGAGAAGCTGCAGCAACTATCGACGCTTCGGTTGCCGTCTCGGAATCTCCTGGTTTCTGTGGTGCAAGTGCAGAGATCTCTTGCTCCATTCCCATCATCATCTGGAAATAATTATAAACATCTCCAGGAACACTTCCCCAATTTAATTCACGTATCGAAGACAAATCTTCAACGCCAATGAACTCACCGTCTCGACCCGTTCGCAATATCTCACCAATCTCAGGAGTGTTTTCTAACTCACTTGATCGGATAGCCGTCAT